GGAGGAGTTGGAGCGTGACCTCAAAACCTGCCGCATGGCTCAGGTCGTGATGGAGAACGGGATTGCCGAGGCGGAGAAGGAGAGGGATGACTATGCCTTCAAGCTGGCCGATGCGAACAACACCTACGGCGAGATGCACGTTGCCCTGATCGAGGCTAACGACAAGCTGGCAACCTGTGAGAAATACCGGGACGCCTATGCTGAGTGTGACAAGATCGGGACGCAGGCTGTGCGTGACCTCGAAGCCAAGCTGGCGAAGGCGGAAGCTGGGCTGCTCGCCATTGCTAAGCGCGATGAGCAAATGATCTGGGGCGAAGACTATGAGGTGGAAGAAGCATTCAAAGATATGCGCGACATCGCCCTCGCCACCCTCGCAGAGATCAAAGGAGAGAGCCATGAGTGACGAAGAACTGACGCTGGCAATGGCCGAGTTGCAAGATGTTGTAAGGTGCCGCTGCGACGAAGCTTACAGGGACCGGGGGCTTAAAGACCCTTATTGCGAGTGTGACAGCGCCGAAGCCGTGAAGATTGTGGCCAGCCGCATCAAAGCCCTCACCGAACAACTCTCAGCCGCACGGAAGGACGCCGAAGAGGCCGAGGCTTATGCGGAGGAGGTGGAGAAGGAGCTGAACACCTGCCGCATGGCGCAGGCCGTGATGGACAATACCGTGGCTGACCTTGAAGCCAAGCTGGCGAAGGCTGTGGAGGCTTTGCAGTGGTGTGCAATGTATGGAGACGGAGATGTAGCCCTCGCCACCCTCGCAGAGATCAAAGGAGAGAGACATGAGTAACGCAGAACTGATCGCACGGCTGCGAGAAAGTCAGTCATACGAATGGCAAGACCCGATCTGGGAAACCCGCCTTGCCGCCGCCGACCGCATCGAAGCCCTCGAAGCCAAGCTGACGAAGGCGGTAGGTCTGCTTGGAAAATCCTTAGTTAAGGAGAAACGCGATCTCAGCTCAACGTTGTATGCGGAGATATCTGACTTCATCGAAGAGATCGCAGAGATCAAAGGAGAAAGCCATGACTGACATCCGCGTTTTGAAGGGCGACGGCAAGCGGGCCGAGGACGTGACCGGGGAACTGGCCGACCGCATCGAAGCCATGACGGCCAAGCTGGCGAAGGCGGTGGAGGCTTTGGATAGACTGGCCCGACTAGGTAACGGCGATAGATACGGAAACAGTGAGGGGAATGTGATTGCCCGCGCGACCCTCGCAGAGATCAAAGGAGAGAACCATGAGTAGCTTGAAGCTGTACCGCACCACCAAAGGCAATATGGAGCGGATTATGTGCGACATAACCTATCCGCATCCTGTTTACTTTGACCGCCCATCAGAGCGGCTTGCAAAGCGTGACCTCAAAGTCATGCTGTGTGAGCGGGCAGAAGAAGCCAAGCGCATCATCGACATGATGGAGAGGATGGCGGAAGCCAACGTCGAGAACGCACGGCTGCGAGATTACATCAATGCCTTGCACGACTTTCACAACGCCTTCGGCTTCTTCACGGCTGAGGCACCCGGCAGGCCGCACCTCTGGGAAGTGTGACCATGACCCGATCCGCCAGCGACAGCCCCGCAGCCCGCGCCTTGCGTGACGCAGGCTATGTCAAGCTGCCGGGGTGGTGGGTTACTCAAGATCAGTTCGAACTGATCGAATACATGGCGGCAGGCAACCTGCCAGAAATTTCAACTATCAAAAGGAGAGCCAACGATGGGTGGCCGGAGACTTATAACCCGTGACATGATGCAAGCCGCACTGATTTTTCGGTGGTCGGCAAGCCAAGCCGCGAAACACTACGGATTTTCGCGCAACTCGATTGTGGCCGCCTGCGAACGGTTCGGGATCGTCCTGCCGACGACGACCTTCGGGAAGCCCATCACGGCACCCAAGGAGCCGAATGACGACGAAATGTACGGTGACGACGCGCCGAAGGTTAAGTTCTCGGCCAGCAAGGCCGCAGTCGAGCGGGCGCTGGCGAGCAGGGGCAGGGCATGAGATCCAGCTTCGAGATTATACCCTTGCGGGCCGCAGAGTGACCCGCTAATTTGAGTTGCGAGGGGCGCACACAAACAAGAAACCGTCACGGGTTGCTTTGTGTTGGTCGAAGATCAGACTGCGCTACGGCTTATCCAAACCATAGCGCCCCTCGCTATTATTCCCCACGCAGTGCAGCCAGAGCCGCGATGTGCGCGTCGATCTTCGTGATCGCCGACGCCTTGATGATCGTCTTGGTGGTCTCGTTGGGCTGCAGGAGAATGTTGTTCTCCGGCTTGTAGTAGCGATGGTTGGGGGTGTTCGCCTCGTCGGCCATGTCAGAACCCTTTCACGCGGAATTTGGCGAAGTCGCCGTCTGCCAGTTTCTTTCGGACGTACTGCGCGAAGCCCTGCGTGCCGACGGCCTCGCCGCACTCCATAGCCCACTGCTCCGCGATGACCAACGGGATCCGCCCGGCAAGCCGGAACTTGGCATCCCCGTGCGCGCTTGGAGCGTACGATGCAATCTCATGGTTTTCGTCGAGCAAAGCCTGCACGTTCTGGTGCCGCCGGATGATGAGCTTGCCATCCTCCTCAATCATCCGCTCGTTGACGTCATACAGCTTCACAGCGCGGTCTCCCCACGGCGGCGGCGGGTAGGTGCCGGGGCAGCGGCTGGTGCGCTCTCTACGGCCTCTGCGAAGCCCTGCGCGATCATGGCGGCGGCCTTCTCGTCCGAGACTTCGATCTCGGCACCCTTGTGGCGCTCCGGCTGCGGCAGGCGGTCTGTGGTGATGCGAATTTTCATGGTGTCCCCTCGGAGTAGGTGGGCACCCCCGAAGGGATGCCCGGATCTTACAGCGGCGATTAGAGAGCGCCGTTGATGTCGGCGATGATGCCGTGTGCCTTCTCGCTGTCCACCTGCAGGCCGTATTCCACGGCGATCAGGCGGCGGTCCGAGTGGCCAGTCTTGGCCAGCGGGGTCTGCGAGACGTTGTTCAGGAAAGCGATCCGAGCGTAGTTCGGGTCCAGAACGAACACGTCACGGCCAGCGACGGTCTCGGAGTTAGCCGTGCGGGTCTCAAGGAATCTGGTCGGGACGATAGAAAGTGTCCCAAAATCAGATACATAGACGTCCACCGCGGCTACCAGAGACTTCTTGTTGGTCATGTCTTGGTACTTGGTGGCCGAGCCAGTGAAGGTCGAAGAGATCTTCTGCTTCACAGCCGAGCCGCACAGAACGATGGACGGCTCTGCGCCGCTGTCCCAGCACTTGGCGATGACCGACTTCAGCATGTCTTCCGTCAAAGCGCGAACCGAGCCGTCGGTGGCGGCGGCATTCGGGTAGCCAGCGGTCGTGCCCGACAGGGTCGGGTTCGCGCCGTCAACGGTGCCAGTCGAGCGGTCCACGTTGGTACGCAGGAAGGCAGGCAGACCAGCGGTGATGCGGGCCTCGTCAGCGCCGCCAGCGTCGGCAGCGATGTTCGAGAGCAGCATGACTTCCATGTCGCGCTTCAGTTCCTTCAGTTTGAAGGCGATCTGCTTCGCGATGGTCTGGATGTCGCCAGCGCCGTTGACAGCGTTTGCGGTGGTCGAGACTTCGACGACCTTGTCCGAGATCTGGGTGTAGTTGCCCAGACGCTTGCCGTTGGTCGGTGCGTCGTTGCCGGGGGCAGCTTCGCCTTCCTTCACGCGGTTCGCTGCGGGCGAGGCCAGATCGACTTCGGTCCACTCGAAATAGGTGTTCGAGGCGGTCTTACGGCCGATGGCCGACTGGAACGGCACTTCCATCGGGGAGATGGAGATAAATGCGTCCTGCAGGTCTTCGCGGATGGTGGTTACGTCGTAAGTCTTTTCGGTATTTGCGTTCACGCCCATGGCTGTGATCCTTCGATTTGGGTTACATCAGGAGAAAGCGGGCGACGTCATCGACGGTCCCGCTGCGCTTCATCTGAGCTTTGGCCTTCTCGCTCTTCACTCGCTTGCTCGCCTGCGGTGCAGCCTTGACGCCGGGCTTGATGACCGGGGTCTTGGGTGCCTGCGAGGGCTGCTTGTCAGTGGCCTTGCCCGCCATGATGCGCTTGTACTGGGCAGCATCGTGCAGGACGCGAAGCATGCGGCTGTCAGAGACTGCGCGCAGTTCGTCAAGATCAAAGCCGTAGACCTCTTGCCCTGCCTTCAGGAGATCCTGTTTCACCTTGGCCGCCGTTTCGGGCTTGGCGAAGGCTGGGATCATCTGAGCCAGCTTCTGATGCTCTTCCGCAAGCAAGGCCCGGTGAGCCTGTTCTTGCGCCTGAGCCTGACGGGCCGACATCTCCTGCATGGCCTGCTGGCCCTGCTGGTATGCCGCTGCTTCCTTGTCGTACTTCACCCGTGCTTCAAGGTAGCCGATGGGGTCTCTGGATAGCAGTTCCTCGCTCGGAGGTTCTGGCGGCCGCATGGGCACTTGTCCCGTCTGCACCGCCTGTGCGAATTGGGCGATTTGCTGTCGCTCATTGTTCAGGGCCTCGTAAACCGCCGCGACCTGTTGTTTGACCGCCGCCGCTTCCTTCATGCCCTTCTGGATGTAGGCTTGTCCCGCATAGCCCCGGAGTAGTTCGGCAAGGGGAACCTGCTGGTCGCGCCCGTCCACCTTCACGGTGAAAAGCTGCTCGGCTGGCTCTTCCTCTTCGACGTCCGCGTCGCTTTCGTCTGCGCCTTCGTCCTCGTCGTCGGCGGATGCCTCTTCAGGCTCCGCGTCGTCAGCCTCGGTCTGGTCTTGTGCGTCGTCCTCGTCGGACTGCTCCAGATCCTCTGGCTGTTCATCTTCTTGCGGCGGCCCGTCAATCAGGCTGGCTGCCACGGCATCGATGCTTCCGCTGTCTGCAGTCGTGTTATCCACGGTGCTGCTTCCTCTTCTCCTCGCGGTGGTCAAGCAACTTCCCGTCAACGATGAACGAGGTCAGTTGGTCCTTGAGCATCCGCAGCGACCGGACCATCCGGTGCGCCTCCATGAGTTGTTCAGCATCGCACACCTGAGTGGTGAACGCGCTGATCTGTGCATTTTCTAACACATCAAAGGCCTCTTTGAGAAGAGGGTCTTCCAAGAGGGCCTTTGCTCTGGCGGCTCGCTGCTGAATGTCCATCAGATCGGCATCCCGTTAGGCATGCCTTGCTGCGGCTGCATTGGTTGTTGCTGCGGCTGCATCATGGCCTGCGTGGCGGCCTGCTGTGCCTTGATCTGCGCCGTGTCGATGGCCATGCCGTACTTGGCCGAGATTTGTGCCATCGCGATTTCCAGATCCTGCAGCATGCGGTCGCGCTCGCGGTCGTCCTGCATCTGAGCCTTCATGAACTCAAGCTGCATGCGCTGTGCGTCGGACTGCAACTTGGCCTGCGCCTTGATGGTCTCGGCGGCCACCATAGCCTGAGCCGGATCGCCCTGCGGCTGCTGTTGCTGCTCGCCCGGCGCGCCTTGCTGCGGCTGCGCTGGCTGGATCGGCAAGAAGTAGCGGTCCACGTTGTGGATGCCGTTCAGGGTCAGCATGTCGGCCAGCGTGTTGCGGAACTGCGGGATCCCGGCGAGCGGGTTGGCCGGGCCGTAGGTGCCGATGGCCTGCAGTTGGATTTGCAGAACCTGACCCAGCATGGCCGTCTTCTGCTCTTCCTTGCCAGTGCCAAGGCCGACGTTGACGGTCGCGTCCAGTTCGGTGTCCCACACGCGAGGATCCATCGGGACGTAGGTGCCGTTGATCCGCAGCATCTCGGCCTTGGTGCTGTGCTTCGCCATCAGCTTCAGGATCTGCTGGAACAGGCGGCGCATGCCCGTGTAGGCGAGGTTGGACACCATCACCTCAACCTGCCCCGCAGCGGCGCTCACAGTGGCCGTCACGGCCGCTCTGGTGGTCGATTGCATGGCGTCCGGGTCGAGGCCCATGCTGGCCCGCGTCACGCCCGTCTTCATCTCCACCATCTGGTCGATATACTGCAGCGCGGGCAGGGTCTGGCCAGCGACGAAGGGGACGGTCAACTCGCGCAGCATGCCCGGCTGATTGACGCGCACGATGGCGCCGATTTCGTTGTTCAGGAGGTCGTCCATCTCCACCTGACCCTTGACGGCCTCGGTGCGCGGGTTGTTGGTCAGCATGACGTTGTCGATGATGCCGCGCGTGATAGCCGTCGCCGTGTCCTGATCGCGCTCAATGATCTCGACGAGGCTGCGGCCGAAGTAGGTGTGCGGCTCGGGATCGACGTGCCACCCGGCGAAGGGGTGGTCGTCCACAGGCTCATAGGACAGCAGGCGGTTAGCGGTGCCGCCCATCAAGAACTTGTGAAGCACGGGCATGCCAGTGCCGTCCACATCGACGCGCATGTACGCCTCGGTGACCATCACCTTCTTCATGGACGGATCTTCGGCGTTCTCGTCTTCGTCGCGCTGGATCGGGTAGCGGCGGCGCTCTTCTTCTTCCTGATCGCGCATATCGACCGTGGATCCGTTGTCCAGTTCCATGACCTTGTCTTCGTCGATGCCCATCGCGATGACGTCGGCTGCGCGCATCTCGGTGCGGTGGCCGATGATGTAGAACTCGTCGTCCCCGCGCGCGTTGCGGTCAACGAAGAAGTCTTCGGGCGGTATGGTGTCGATGCACAGCTTGCCCGCCGGGTTGCGGCGGATGACGCGGACGTCGTAAAGCTGCGGCAGTTCGGCTGGCATCTGCGGGATCTGCGACGGGTCAACCTGCTGGCCAGCGGCCTGCGCCTGCTGCGCCATGGCCTGCGCCTGATCGACCTGCTCCTGCATCACGCGGATGGTCTCTTCGTCTGGCCGCTGCTCCACGCGCACGATCTCGGCCCCCGGAGAGGCTTCGATGGCCTGATACTGAGCCTCGTCCAGATCGGTGAAGTCGTAGACCTTCGGGCTGTCGTATTCGGCCCAGTATGCCTTGGTGAAGCCCGTGATGCTCACCAGCGCGTCGTGGGTGACGTCGCGCAGGATCTGGTAGCCGTTGTTCTGGCGGAACTTGGCGGCGGCATAGATGCTCGCCTGCTCCATGCTGGCCACGTCTTCCGGGCCGCTCGGGATAAACTCGACGGGGCGCTCGGACGTCATAAACACGCGCTGGATCGACGGCTTGACCGAGCGCACGGTGTCCCGGCACTTCGTGGAGACGATGGTGCTGCGGCCCTCTTCCTCGCCGATATCGACCTCGCCGTTGAAATACCGCTGAGACTTGATGCGGCGGTCGGCGATCTCGTCGGCGATGAAGGCGACCGCCTCGTCAATGGCCGTGCCGACGATGTTTTCGATCTGGTCCTCGTCGAGGGCAGTGAATGCGCCCTCGTCGTTTTTCTCGTCGTCCTCGACCTCGAAGCCTTCGAGGATCATCTCCATCTCGTCATCGGTTGCCAGTTCGACGTCGGGGCCGTATTTTTCGCGCTTTGCCATTGTCAGTTATTCCCCGAAGGATTGTCGATCATCAAATTCAGACCAGAAGCCGATCCGCGAGTGCCAGCGCGCACAACCATATCGACCGCGCGAGACGTCACCTCCATCAGCTTCGCAGCCGCACTGTCGTCTTTCAAAGCGCGGGCCACAAGTGCCGGGTCTTTGGACAACAC